TATATGGATAAATGAAAAGTAGAAAAAGTATTGTTAAAAGACTTGATACTGTATTCTCTTTATATATCAGACTTAGATATTCAGATAATCAAATAGTAGAATGTTTTACCTGTGGGAAAAAAAGCCATTTTAAAAGGGGAATGCAATGTGGACATTTTATGTCTCGTAAACATTATGCAACAAGATGGGATGCTACAAACTGTCAAGTACAATGTTATGCTTGTAATGTAATGAGATATGGAGAACAGTATAAATTTGGTTTAAAACTTGAAAATTTATTTGGTAAAGGAATTGCTGAAGATTTATTACAAAAATCAAAAAATACTGTTAAATATTCAAATGAGGATTTGGAATCTATGATATTATATTATAATAATTTGTTAAATCAATTTTTATAATTATATTTGAGTAAGTCCATTATTTTTAGGCTTTATGACTAAGGTTTAAATAAGAAGAAGATCTAATTTATTTTAGGTCTTTTTTTTTTATATTAAATATTTTTTGTATATTCGTTTTAAATATTAAATATATATTAATGGATAAAACTATTTCATACCAAGAACATTATGTTTTAATAGAATACTATCAAAAAACTATTAAAAAACAAAAAAGTAAAATTGATGAGTTAAACGCTAAACTCGAGGTTAGCCATAATTCAATATTAGGATTATGAAAAATCAAACATCAATTTATAAAAAACTTTTTAACTTGCAATCAGAAATTGGTGCAATTAGTAAAGATGCTACAAACCCATTTTATAAATCAAAATACTTTGATATTAATTCTTTAATAGGACAATTAAAACCATTATTACAAAAATATGAATTGGTTTTATTACAACCTATAACAGACAATCAAGTTAGAAGTGTTATACACGATTTGGATGGTGGTTCAGTAGAATCCTCAATACAATTACCTGATAATTTAGATGCTCAAAAAATGGGTAGTGCAATTACTTATTTTAGAAGATATACTTTACAATCTTTGTTAGCATTACAAGCAATAGATGATGATGGTAATTTAGCGTCTAAAGGAATTGTACCACCAATAGAATCAAAACCAAAACCTAAATTATTAGATAACACACCACAATTTAAAAATGCTATTAATGCTTTATCACAAGGTAAAACAATAAACGATATTAAAGAATATTATATTATTAATCAAGATATTGAAAAAAAACTATTAAATTTTAAAATATGAGTAAATTAAACACAGCTTTATTGTTGAAGTTAAATATTAAAGACAAAGAAACTTTAAAAAAAAGAGCAAAGGATAAAAGAATGACCTTAAGTGGTTACATTAGAAATGAATTATTAAACAATTAAATATATAAATTATGGCAGGAATTATTACAGCAAGTATTAGAGTAGACAAACTACCTAAAGAAAAATTCATTAAAGGTAAAGATGGAGCAGTTTATTATAACTTTACTTTATCAATTAATGACGAAAGTAAATTCGGAAATAATGTTTGGGTTACTGATAGTCAAACTAAAGAAGAAAGAGAAGCAAAAGTTAATAAACTTTCTTTAGGAAATGGAAAAGTTGTTTGGACAAATAATATTATTAATGTTGCAGAACAAGAGCAACAGCAGGTTGCACAAGCAGTAAATGAAGATTTACCATTTTAACTTAAATCTTTTTTTTAAATTTTATAAGGGGAATTAATTTTCCCCTTTTTTTATTGAAATAAAACATATATATTTATAATATGCAAAAAAGACTTGACGACGCTGAAACTATTCAGTTTTTAATAATGGAAAGTATTGAGGCGGACTGTCATATTAATCCAAAAGAATATTTAGAATATCCTCCAGTTGCTTTATCTTATGGAGAAAAATTAATTAAAACTAAAAAGGGAGATATGCTTTTGCCTATACCAATAGGAACTTTTGGAAACTTCTCTCTAATTCAAGCACCACCAAAAACAAAAAAAACATTCTTTGTTTCTCTTTTAGCATCTGTATTTTTAGGATCAACAAACAACTTTGGAGGTAAATTAAAAGGCCATAGAGAAGATAAAAATGTTATTCATATAGACACTGAGCAGGGAAAATGGCACGCACAAAAATCATTTAAAAGAGTGTTAGAAATGAATAAACAGGATTATTCAGAAAATTATCTTACATTTGGATTAAGGACGATTGGATTTAAACAACGTATTGAGTTTATTGAATACTGTTTAGAACATAAATCTAAAGATACAGGACTTTTAATAATTGATGGCATTGCTGATTTAGTTAGTGATGTAAATAATTTAGAAGAATCTAATGCTTGTATTCAAAAAATTATGGAATGGTCCGAAAACTACAAAGTACATATAATGTGTGTAATTCATTCTAACTATGGTTCCGACAAGCCCACAGGACATTTGGGAAGTTTTATGGAAAAAAAATGTGAGGTTCAAATTCAGTTAGAAGCAAACACAGTCAACAAAGAATGGACAACAGTAAAATGTAAAAGAAGTAGAGGTTATTCATTCGAAACATTTAGTTTTCAAATTAATGAAGTTGGAATGCCTGAAATTATTGGGAATTTATATGATCCTTTAAAATAAATATGGAGCAACTTTTAAAAGATATTTATTTAAAACACAATATCTGGATTGACATAGTAAAATCATTTGGTTGTAGACATTATTATGCTGAAGATATAGTTCAAGAAATGTATATTAAAATTATTAGATACCATAATAAAGGATTGAATATTGATTATGGAGATAAAGATTTCAATTATTATTATATATTTTTAACTTTAAAGACACTTTATTTTAATTTACAAAAAAAAGAAAACAAAGTTTTAATTTTAAATATAGATGATGAAGATTGTATTAATGGGGAGTATGATATTGACTTTGAAAAAAGTTATAGTAAAGTATTAAAAGAATTAGATAAAATGTATTGGTACGATAAAAAAGTTTATGAATTATTAAGTGGAAACCAATCAATAGCAAATTTATCAAGAAGAACTAATATTCCTTATCATTCATTATATAACACTTATAGAAAAGTAATAGAAAAATTAAAAAAACAAATATGATTTATAAATTTCCTAAATCCTTTTGGTTAATTTCTGAACAAATAGGCTATGCAAGAAATGTAATGAATAAAGAAAATAATAAAATTAACACTAGATTTGATAGAGGTATTAAAAATACTCACGTAGATACTCTAGGAATATTAGGAGAATTAATTACAATAGATTATTTAACAAATATAAATGAACCTTTTAATGTGGCTAATTTAATAGATTTTAAATCAAGCAAGAACCCTGATTTTATTTTAAAAAACAAAAGAATAGATGTTAAAACAAATCAACATTCTCAATATTCACATTTACTTGTAAACGAAGAAGCACATAAAAAAGGTTTAAATAAAATAGATTTATATTGGTTTGTTTATATACTTGACAAAGAAAATGCAGAATTTTATTTTATAGATTATAATAAAATAAGTAACTGGGATTGTAAATTAATGAAATATACAAATGCCTATTATATTAAAAGAGAAGATTTAAAAATAAAATTATGAAATTAGGAGATTTAATTTATTACTTTACAAAGTATACAGGAATAAAATATATATGGAAAAAAATATATCCTGATTGTAATTGTGATAAACGTAGAAAAAAATTTAATGAAATTAAAATTAAAAGATGGTAAAATTTGAAAAAGATGATTACAATAAATGGGAGGAGTTTAGAAAGTCCACAGGCAACCTCAACAATCCAGAATATAAATTGGTGTGTAAATTCCACTCAAAATATTATAAACATCCAATACACTATCCTTGCACCTGTTCCTCAGTAATACTTAATAGATGGATTAAAGAGTTAAATGTTATTTGGGATAATGGGAATAACTAAAATTCATAAACTTGAACAAACTCTAATAAGATTTTTAAACTTTGATGGATGGGATTTAAAATGGACAGGAAAAGGTTGTAAGCATTATGATGCTTCAGGATTTACTAAAAAAGGCATTCCTTGTGTTATAGAAATGAAATTTAGAAATAAATATTATGAAGATAAAATGCTTGAAAAGTTTAAATATGATGAATTAATGAAAATGGATAAAGAAATTGTAAAACTTTATTTTGTAAATGATCCTAAAGGAAACTTTTTATATTGGTTAAATACATTAGAAATGCCAGAACCAAAAGATATGTATTGTCCTGATACTACATTATGGACAAAAAAAAGAATACTAAAACCAGTATATCTACTCAAGGAAAACCAAGCAACAAAAATAAACTTAAATTAAATTTGTTTATTATATATTTTATATATATCTTTATATTATTAGTAATGAGGTTGAGCACTCAGTTAATTGGAAAGATGGAGTACAATTAAATCTTCTAACAACTCATTACTTTTTTAATTTAAAATATTTATTATGATAAAACTTGAAAAGTACAAACAAAATTTAACCATACAAGGAAATAAAGTATGGAGTTACACAACTAATGTTGCCACAATAGATGGCAATAAATTAATACAGCACGGATGGTGGTCAGTTACTACACAGAAACATATTAATTATGTAGCAAAAGAATTAAATTTAGAATTAATTAAATGATTTTATTAGTAGATGCAGATAG